GGTTCCATATTGCGATACGGGGAGACCAGTATTTTCGTCGCTTATTTCTCCAGAGATTGATATTGAAATCGATGGATTAAAGTTATGGGCAAATCCACAAACTCCGCCATATCGGTCATAAGCTAAAGCCTTTTCGTCTGAGATTGTCCAATCAATAGAGTCGATCTTAATTCCACTCTCTGCGGAATCGACTCCCTTTTGCATTCCAGTTTCGGACACGTAAGTTGGTGATGGCATATATTAAGATAGTTAAGTATTTGTAAATGGATAGATCACGAGGAAGAAAGCCCCAAAGAAGCTGAAAAAGTAAATGTGCGAATCCTTTCCCCGGCGGTCGGTGAGTAGTCGTGAGACGAATCATAAAAGACTGAACCGGGAATGCATTGGAGTCTTCCGTTTGCAATTTGGGTTTCAATGTCCCCTCCTCCATCGCCGAGAGCGGTTTCAAGTTCAAGCCAAGCCGAATCGATTGATTCATCATCCAAATCGCGAGGATCAAATTCAACCTCAACAGAACAAATCCACCAGCCTGTTCCGGGGATGTCTTCCTCGTCCCGGGTAACGGTGACAATAATAACCGGAGCCTCTTGGTCAATTCCCTCGTCGTCGACGGTGTGACCGGTCAAAATATTAGCGTCCGGCACAAGTGTAAGCTGGGCCTCGAGAAGATCCTTCAATCGATTCTCTGCAAAGCTCTCGAGAACTGCCGGGGAGGTTATGATGCTCATGGGCTGATTAAATGGATTGTATAAGAGAAAGCTTGCTCCTCCACTCCTTCATCAGCGACTACGCATCCCCAGCCATCAAGACTTGCTCGAGTCCCGGGTATTGGGACAGTTGGCACGTCAGCTTTTAAAACGCCGACGATAGCGCGACGAGTGCCTCGCTGTCGACCTCGCCTGAGACTGCCCTCCGTTGTGACAGGTTCGGCGATAAGTGCGTCCACTGTTGAGCCATTGATTGATAGCGTTCCGGAGCCGTTGCGCTTCGCAAAAGCAAATTGCGAGTTGACAGCTTTCGCAATCGCGTCAGTCATTGGTTATCTCACAGCGTCGACAGGAGGCTTTGATTTTGCGACTTTCTTTGCTGTTTTCTTTTTGGCTTTTGATATCTTGCCTCGGACAGCAAGGTTTGTTCCGACTAATAAATTGGCGGCGGATGGAGAAACTAAAATAGTTGCCCCGACAGGAGTGCGTTCACCGTTGGCGACGCAACCCCTTATGATTGTAATTTCTTCCGTCTTTTCTGGAGGTCTGTTTCGTGCGCTTGGCATATCTTTTTTCTTTAGGTTGAAGTCCCGGGGGGGTTATCCCCCCGGAACTATATCAATCTTTAGTTGTTAATGATTAGTGCAGAATGAAGCACCTCGGCGAACATCGCCGTCAGCCATAACATTTACAACATAAGTGACCAGACGGGTCTTAGCTCCCGTGTATGGATCAACAGTGACGTCTATACCGTCAAAGACTCCCATGATGTAATCGTCCCAGTTTCCAAAGAAGATGTCATGTGTATCGGCCTGACTAGTGCTAAATGCACGATAGCCAAGGACGCTGTCGTTTGAGGTGTCCCAGAAGTAGTTCCCCGTTGAGGAATCAATCTGGGTCTGCTTCAGATAGGAAGCCAGTGCAGGGGTTGTGACCCATGCAAGAGATCCAGTGAGAGCATTGCCAGTGTCGATATCCTCAAGGAACTCAAACAGTTCAGCTTTTACTGGGGCCGCATCGGTTGAGATTAAGGAAGTGACAACGCCTGTGGCGGCATCAATTCCCTGCGGTTCGCCAGAGCCGGAACCCTGAAACACTGCCTTGTCCAATCCAACTGCGATAGCTTGATTCAAGTCATCGCGAATCAGTGCGTCGACGTCCGGCAATCCTTGGTGAAGGAGTTGCTTGGAGACGTCAGTGAAACACCCAAGATGATTCGGTGACAGAGTCAGCGTCTCAAACTGTGGCTCGGATTCGGTGAAGGTAACGACCTCGCCCTTCCAAGATGCCGCAGCTGCGGAAGTCTTCCGGGGGATGTTAACATCGCCGACAAGACCACTGAGGATTCTAATCCCGGCTTGAGCCGAAACCATGTTCGGGCGAAGGACGTCAATAAAGTCGCCACTTCGCAATTGGTTCTCCACAAGTTCGTCGCCGTCTGTTGCTGTTCCTGCTGTAAGATCGCGCTGGCTGGAACCTCTGAGAGCTTCCGGCGCGATAAAGAAACCGTCCGGGCGTCTGTCGCATCGGTCAGATATGAAATCTGAAACCTCCGCCTCGAGGCCGTCTGGTTTTTTTCCTTCAGCAAGGGCCAGCAACGCCTTACTCAATGAGTAGCGTGTCTTTTCCTTTTTCGATAAGCCTACGTCTCCCTCGGTTTTGATACCGACTTCAGATGTGGCTTCCTTTAATTTTTTGATAGCGGCTCCTTGAACTTCTTCGACAGAACGACCGGATCTGAGTTCGCTGATCGCCCATTGAGCGTCACCGACTTCTTCACCAATAGCCATGATCGCGTCAGCCCTTTTGTCGAATGCATCCTGACCGGCTTTTACTCCGCTCTCGATTGCTTTCTCCTGTGCCGCTTCATTATTTTCTTTTTCCATGTTAATGAATATGGTTGAGTGTTGTTGTTTAGTTTCGGTTTCACTTGTTGGCTCTGCTTCAGATTCCTCGGTCTTGTCATTGACCTCCACTTCGTCAGGTGTCACCCCGTCGTCGTTGTCCTCTTCACTTCGCTTTTGTGAAATCATTTTTTGAGCCTCTTCAAGACTCTTAAATCCTCTTATTTGCGCTTGATTGTCTGCGCCTATGGGAACAAGTGAAGCCTCTTGTGCTTCCCACTGTGTTCTTATGTTGAGTGGCCCCTCGTATTCTTTGCCGTCGATTGTCTGCTTTTCGCCTTCGCCTAATCTAATCGTGTTCTCTTCAGAATAGCGATAGCCGACAGACATCTCATTAATGTGACCCTCCTTTAGTTTGGTTTGAACTTCCGGTTCGGTTGATGAAACTCGAATCTCACCGTCGACGAATTTGTGAGGAACGTCACGACGACCGGCATCGTTTACCCTAAGATCAACAAATGACCCGAGGACGTTGCGAACTGAGTCGGTGTTATGTGTATCGAGGAGCTTGATACTTAGTCCTCGAGCTTTCATTCCGCTCATCAAAATAACCTCCGGCACAAACTCTCCTCGCTCCCAATCAAACATCGGAACCGCTTGCTCCGTTGTCAAAATTCCTCGAGGAATGCTGTCGCCTTCGCTCTTTTCGATTGTAAATGTTCTGTAACCTGTTTCCATTATTCTTTTAAATTCGTCGATTCAGCCGGTAAGGATAGATCACTCGCCCTCAAGCTCTTCCTGCGTTGCTTCAAATGCGCTTTGAGATTGTAAAGTTATTGGTCTTCTTATACCTCCGTCCTCTTTCCAAGCGTCCTCGGCTTCCGGGGACATATCTGGGAGTCCTGCTTTTTCTCTAAAATTCTCCTCATCTTTCTTTTGTGCTGTAATCATACCGGCACGGACTCCAACTCCATAAGTGTCAGCCTGTTCCTTTACATTAAGAAGACCCTCGATTGATGGTATTTCTTCACCATCTGCTGAGATTGTTGTTGCGGTTGATTTTAACTCTGTCGGAACTGGTAACCCTGCTTTTTCAAAGGCTTCGACATCGCGTTTTCTCTCTGCAATTATAACGTCAAGAGAAACGCCGAGTCGCTCTTTGACCGCCCTAGAGAGTGACGTGGCTCCGATTTCGAGTTCCGTTTTGAGTGCGTTTATTTCCTTTGCCGGATCAACCCATTCAAATCCTGCGCCAGTGAATGAGGCTTTTGCAAAATTAGCAAAGTTATTTGCCGGGAGCTTTATCGCTCCGGTTCTTAATGCGGTTGAAAGCCATGATCTGAAGATTGGCTCTTCCTCGTTCTCAATATTGAGTCGGCGATAGCACTTTGTTAATGCTTTGATATTTAGCTTTGATTCTCTGAGTGATGAATAATTAACACCGCCATAATCTTGTGCGAGTGTCGGATAGCTCATCAGCAACCCGGCGGACACTCCTTTGAGAACTCCAGAACGAAAGCCATCATAATTTGCATTCGGATGGGTCGGAGATAATAGGTGAGCTTTCTCTCCCGGTTCAAGATCCCACTTGCCGCCGGGACTTAGTTCTTGATCCAAGTATTCATCTCCTTCATAAGGCATAGAAGAATCTCGCTCAATAGCAACAGTAGAAGACGCAGAAATTCTAGCGGCAATAGCTTCAGCTTCTTCGTATTTTTCAAGGTGTCTTAATTGAATTATGGCAGAGGTGAGAAGAGGATGAGCGTGAGATGATTCAGCGCGTCCTCTGTAATATCGATGAATTATCTGATCCGCCGGGACTCGAGTTCTCTTTTTGCCATGACGTTTGTAAGTTTCTCCGGGGTGATCTCCGAGCAAGTGATATGCAATTGGCTCGTCGTATAAATTAAGCTCCTTGCCCATTACGATGCGATTACCGTTCTGAAGTTTGCTGACGTTGTAATCTGTGTCGAGTCTGTCGATTTCGAGCAATCGTAAACTAAAATTGTAATCATTATCGAAGCCTCGGAGCTTTTGAAT